TGTGTCCATGTTTGTTCAGACAGCCACAGGTGAGACTTCGTTCTTATCAGTGGTTACGGATAGAGAAGGATACTGTTACACGGATCCTCTCAAAAGTTGCATCCGCATCTTGCATACTGTGACCGGCTGCAATCTGAAGCATACCAAGCAAATGTTCTTGATTCGAGCCAAGGCAATGTCTTACTACGACCGGCTAGGTGATCATCCCATAATCTCCGCCCTCTGTTGTTACATCTTCAAAGTCACCGAAGGATACACAGCTTTTCGCGGTTGGGAACGCTATGTCGATCAGTGGAAAGAGGAGCATTTGGTTGATCTAGAACGCAAATGGCCACACACACCCAACATTCCTCCATCTCGGCGGTCTTTCTTAGCAGCTGGTCACTTTGAGCTGCCAGCTTACCCAATTTCAGACCAACTGCGCATTGAGGGGATGATTGCGGAGGGAGATTTCTGCTTCGGTGATCTAATGAGGCAATCAGAGCACTTTAAGCCTTTCCTCTTGTCAGGCAAGCTACTCTCATCTAACCTGGCGCGTTACCGAGTCCCAAGCAAAGACAATTGGGCAGACGTTGAGTTCATGTTTGCTAATCCAGCCACAGGACCTGGTTGCACGATCGCAGGCTTGGACTCAGACATTTCGGAAGAGCGCTTGAATGAAACCTCTTTGGTAGCCTACTGTGGTGATGATCGGGACATGTACTTCAGCAAAATGCCTAAAGCACGAGCAAATTGGAACTTGCCTGTCACTAACAAGTTGTTGCGCGTCGAAGAAAGTGCACGCGTTGTAGAGTCTCGCCGTCCAACGAAAGTGGCTAGTTTTCCATTAGGCAAGACTATTAGTTGTTCAGAGGGTGATCTCGGATGTGGCGTTTACCCGTCCGGTAGCCCTCTCACCTCATGTTGTGCAATATTATCCCGTCAGAGTTCGAAGACACTCGATTCATCAGGCTCACCATTCACACCCAATGCCGCTCACCAACTGTTTTTGGATGAGATGATACCGTTCGTGGAAAGTTTGATAATTTTGTGTACTGATGGGCTCAAACAATGCACTGAACGCGATCCTATAGAGTCTTTTCGCGATCATTACCGTGGAATTAAATCTAGCGCTTGGATTGAGTCCAATGTGTCTGATTATTTGCGGTACAAGTCCGGCGAAATGGGTCTGCGCGAGTACCAGAAATGGTGTAAGCGCACGTTCTTCACAAAAATGGAGGTGAATGACAAGCTCGAGATTCTTGATGGTATTGAGACCGTGGTTTCACGACATCGGGCAATTGTCCAGATGACTCCAGTGGACCTCATTGAGGGCCACCAGGTTACCGAATTGTTCACGGTGTTTAATCTGACAGTGGGCCAGCGTTTCCAAAAGAAGGCAGACTCTCCTGAGCAGTCCAAAGCTCGGCTGGCCAACGTGATATACCGTGGTAGTGTTTCCACTTCAGTTGATATTAGCTCTTTTGAGTCGTCAATTACGCCCGAGCTCAAGATTCTCGAAAGATATGCCATAACCCGAATGTGTCACATTGCTGGTTTCACACGCACCCTTAAAGCGCTACAAGAGCGTTGGAAACCACACATGGTGGAAATCTCATGCAAGGGTCTCGTTTTTGGCGTTTACACGCGTCTTAGTGGGGACTTTGAGACATCATTTGGTAACGGCATAGTGATGGCTTGCTTGCAAAGCCAC